CTGGCAGAAATTTAAAGTGGACAAAATATTGGATCTTATTTTTCTTTAGATCATCGGGCGCATAGTTCCTTCTAATAGAAAGAACTTTCCTACTACCTTCTTCGACTGTTACGATGTAAGGTAATTTTATTCCTGTTGGTCCATCCGTTCCTTGATCTTCAAAACCTTCCAGGTCTAAGTTTACGTGACACTCTAACAAAGTATATACAGGTTCGTTCTTACCAGATTTCTTTGTGCCTTCTAACTCACGTTCCTTTTTATTTAATTCATCATTAACATCTGTACCAGGAGGTCCAAGATCTATGTCAGAATAGAAACCTGATACTTGTTGTTTTCTTAATTCATTTTCAGAAATTTTTATTGTATGAATAACCGCTTCCGCATCGTCTAATGAGGTAGCCGTATACGGAACGATTAATTCATCTGCTGGTACAAACTTTGATACCGCTCTTCCAAGTGGCACATCGTAGTAAACTTTTTTAAAAGTAGAACCAGCTAATGGTAAATGAAATAACATAGAATCAAATTCTGATTCATATTCTTTCATTTGATCCATAATTAAATAATTCATGAAATCTTTTACACGCTCTGACTGTTGTTCAGTTTGTGGATTTTTAACACCTATGATGTCTGTTCTTACAGGTCCATCTGAAGGTAATAATTCTTTGTAAGCTTGTGCTTGAAATTGTGTAACTGCTTCAGCTAACACTGGGTGTGTTGCACCAGATGCACCTTGAAAAGGTTCTGTTCTGTTTTCGTATTTAAATCCTAAAAGATCTAAACCTGTCTTATAACTGTTTTCCCATTCTTTTCTTGAAGCTTTATAGTCCATGTAATTTTGAACCATCTCGTTTCCAATTGGTTCTAAAATATCTTCTGGTAAAATATCTGCTAAGTTATCAAAATGATTTTCTGTTCCAGGTATGTTAATTGCACCTGGTTCAAAGTCAATCGTCGCACCACCATCTTCTTCTGGTACTACTTCAACCGGTCCTTTTTCTACGTCTTCCTCCTGAACACTAACTTCTTCTGCCATCTCTTCATCTGAAGGGATATCAATTTTAGTACGAGTGTTAGGGAGTCCTTTATCTATATCTGCCATTTAATACTCCTATATTTTCATACCACGTTTCATTAATGATAGCAACCCTTGTGGGTTTGGTCCTCTCTCTGGTGGTGGGCCTGATCTATCACCTCCTGATAAACCTGCAATGCCACCATCTGCAAAATATCTGCTCATTGATTCTCTCATGTAATCTTTAAAACTTTTCTTACCACCACTTCTTTTATAATATTGATAGCCTTTGTGCATATCTGATTCTATCTCTTTTAAATATCTGTTAGCTTGTTTGCCATAACCACCTGGTATGGTTCCTGCCATGAAACCTATACGACCGCCACCTGCAAATAATTTTTTTATTGGTTTTAAAGGTCCAGGAAGTGGTGCAAAATCTATAAAATTTTTTAGAAGTTTTACCGGCCCTACTTTACCAGCCTCTGCTTGTTTTCTAATAGTTTCTTTAAGAATTTTTTCTTGATTTAAAGTTAAATCCGTTAAAGGCACTGCACTTTTTGTTACCGGCATACCTCCAACTTTTTTAATTATTAATGGTTCGTTGCTTATTGGAAAACCATACTCATTTGTTGGTAAGGTAAATTTATTAAAACCAACATATTTTTTAAATTTATCTGGTAATTCTTGTATAGCTTTGTTAACAGTTTTTTCTGCTGAATCGTTTAACTCGTCTACCTTTTCCATAAGTTTAAGAGCTACATTTTCTTTTTTTTCATTCATGGCTTCTAAAGCTAATCTTAAATTTTTAGTAATAGCGTTAGCTGTTCTATTCAAAGCTTTATTATATTTACCGCCTATTACACTATTTACACGTTGATCTATAATAGCGAGATCATCTGTTGTTAAAGGAACCTCTCCTCCGATTTGTCTAATGTGATGAAATGGAAACTTTGTTGTCCCCCCTGCTTTAACAGGAGCAGTCATAGCTAAATTTTTTTGTCTTGTTACAAAAGCCTTTTGTTTTGCTGCATCAGAAACTCCCATCGCAGGGTCTCTTTTAAAAAAGTTTTTTAAATTATAGTTGCTTAATCTTTCAGAAATATTTTGAGTTGTAAAATCTTTACCATCTCTTGTTTTATAACCTTTAAGTATTTCGGCAAATTCTTTAAAAGTTTTACCTTTATTTTGATTTGCCAGTTTTATAAAGTCATCTTTACCTAATTGATTTTTTTTAAGTTTACCCATTCCTACAGGTTCACCTGTCACTGTGCCTTCTCTTATTTTTGATCTTTTTTTAGCACCAATTTCTTTCCAAAGGTCGAGACCAGTTTTACCTTCAAATTCAGGTTTTATTCCATAAACTTTTTGAGCTATTTCTAATTCTTTTTTGGAGGGAGTACCCACATTTAATTTTATTCGTCCACCATCTGCTTTTGGATTACGTAAATTAAATTGATTAAATAAATCTATCTCTACAACTTCTCTCTTAGGTTCTGGTTGTGTAAGGTCAGATGCAAAAGTTATACCACCACCTAGAAACTCTCTCTTTCTGTTTCTGCCTGTTCGTAGGTATTCGTTTAACTCTTTAGTTTCTTTAGGACCGAACTTCATTACTCTCCTAACATGTAACCGATACCGCCACCGCCTGCTTTTTGAATTCTTTTTTCTATTACCTCTATGATATCATCCTCGATGCCACCAGTCTCGTCCATTTTTCCAGGTTTGTAATAGATCTCCTTATCACCTTTTTTGATTATGAAACTTTGATCTTGAATATCTTCTGTAACTTCAACACCTTCATGTTTTTTCTTTGTTACCATTTCTTTAACTCTTTTTCCCTTTAACGAAACTAATTTACCAAGACTCATGACTGTATCTACAATCTTAGCTAACGCTGGTCCTGATATCTCTGCTGCTTTTGTTACAACAGGTGCTGCTTTGCTTAATAACTTAGCTCCCCCAAAAGGTAATGCTCCTAAAATACCTGTAGCAATTTTCATAAATTTTCTTTTACTTGGATCAGGTGGTCCGTCCTTATAACCGATACGTCCTCCTTCTGCTAAACCAGGCAGTGAAGAAATCTGTGATACAATGTCAAATAATTCTGCAGTGTTAAAACCAGAAAGAAAAGGTGCATTTCTGTTTGCAAAAATACTTTTAAATAATCCGCCATCAGGTTTTACACCAGACATCATTTTAGCTAATAGTCCTTCTTTGAAAGCTGCACGTCCACCATCTGCCAATGTGATCGATGGTGCACTTCTTTCTTTTGGTTTACTTCCATACTGATCCATCTCCATCATCATTTCTTCTATTTGAATTATCTCATCCTCAGATAAATCTTTCAAAGGTCTACCAAATTCCTCTCTTGCAATATTTTCCATCACCGTATTTCTCTCATCCATAGGGTCTGGTGCTGAAGAAAATTTATTCATCAGTCGCATCATCTCCTCTTGAAACTCTTCTAACTCTTCTGTGTTTAATTCTTTGTATGGTTTGTTAAACATTCTAAATGAAAAATCATCTCTATCAGATTCACTATCTCTGTAGAAAGGTTCATCTACTGATGCCATCTTCATAATACCTTCACCTTCTTTTAAACCAATACGACCACCCATTGCTTTGTCATCTCTCATTTTATTTTTTAATGCTATTATTTTATCTGATAATTCTTTTGCTTTTTCTCTAAAACCAGGGCTGTCTGGATTTAAATTACCAAGTTTTTGTTCTGTTTTTATAATTTCTTTTTTAATACTTGACATATTTGTAATATCATAATCGTCAAGACCAAATACGCCTGGTCTGTTTTTAGTTTTTACTTCTTTAATATTTTTACCCATCTCCTTTTGCATTCTTGCAAAGATGTTATCAAACATTCCTTTCTGACCAACTTGTTGACCACCCATGATACCTTTAGATGTATCAATGACGTTACCTTCCATATCGACAACTTTATTCATGTCCTTGAATCTCTGCATCGACTCTTGTTTAATTTTAATAAGATCTAAACCTTCTGGTTTTATGCCTTTGACTTTTTGATAACCTTTAACCAGTTGGTTAAATATCTGTGCAAGTGTCATTCCAAATTTTACTGCCATTAGTAATAATTCCTTTTAACGTTATTCTGTGGTTCATCCACATAATCTTCAGGGTGATCAATTAAACCACCTTGTCTGAATCGCATAAGGGCTTGAGTTGTACTATCAACCAAGTCATCATGATCGCCATATGGGAAGGCTGCGCATTCTTCCATGACGTCATCCGCGAACTTTTGTTCAGGACACCATATCATACCAGATTCAAATAAAGGTGCAACAGAATTCACACGTGCGTGCTTGTCGTTTCCTTTTGATGGTGTGAAGTTTACAACAGGTATATCCATGTTCCTTAGTTCGTAAGTTAAGGGCAAACCACTTGCTTTTGCCTCAATAATCACTGATTCAGGTTGCCAGTATTTATATTGCTCTAATGCAAGTCTACGTAACTCTGGAAACTCATAACGTCCTTTTATTGCATCAAGGAGCATTAAATTAGCTGGTTCGTCCTCGCTTGGATAAAATACACCCCACGTAGTAATAGCTGAGTAGTCAGCTGTTTCTTTTTTCAAGAACGCTGTATCGTAAGACTGTATTACATGATGTAATGTTGGTATCCAATCATTAGGCCAGATTCTCCACCACTCACGTTTTAGTATTGCACCTTCTTCAGCTGTAGGGTTTTGCATCCACTGTGCATTCCATTTACCCGTGGGCAGTGTTGCTTGTACCTTCTCAAGTTCATCTAGTTTCCAATACTCAGGCCAAACAGGTGCAGCGTCCTTTGATCCTTGATCCAAGATTGCTGGAAACTCGACCACGTGCCACTGATCAGCTTTCGCTTCTTTCTGGTTGTTGATTAATTTTGCTGTTAAATCTTTGTTACTCCATCTCGTCATGACGAGCACAATCTTACCACCTGGTTGTAGACGTTGACGTGGACCTGACGTGTACCATTCGTACGCTGATTCAAGAGCCGTGGGCGATAGTGCATCTTGCTCGGAATGTGGATCATCGATAATTAATAGATCAGCACCACGTCCAGTGATCGCACCACCGACACCAGCTGCGAAGTATTCACCGCCCTGTGATGTCTCCCAACGTCCTGCTGCCTTACTATCTTCCTGTAGCGTCGTCTTAAAAATTTTAGAATAATCTTCCGAGTCGATTAGATTCTTTGCTTTTCTACCAAACCTGATCGCGAGTTCACCCGTGTGCGTTGCCTGAATGATCTTGAGTTTTGGCTCACGGCCCACCATCCATGCTGGCAACAAATAACTAGCAAATTCTGATTTAGTATGCCTTGGTGGCATGTTAACGATC